GCCTGTGTTCTCAGTAGCCCGAGAGCTTCTGAACGTTTATATTCATATTCTGCTGGACTCTGTCCCGGTGTCTTCACCATCTTCATAAAGTTAGCTGGCTCGATTGTGAGCGATGTAAAGGTTAGATTTACTATATAGGCTTCCGGGACAATAGATCCACCTATTCTTCTTCTTTGACCTTGCATTGAAATACTAAAGTTATCTAATGAAGCCCATTCTATATATCTCAAACCAGGCACTTCAATATGATAGATTGCTGGGAAGGTCATACCAAGAGCACCTTCACGTGTAGGTCTGTTTATCATAGTAAATTCCTTTATAAACTCAGCATTTTTAACTATAGCGTCGTCATTGAGAGTATTAGATAAAGCAAAAGATAACTGTAACCCTTGATCGGTATTGGCATACTGATAAAATTTAGGCGTTTCAATAAAACTACCCGGGGAACCTACTGTTTTCGTACCTGCCATGCTGCCTTGCATTGTCCTAGCCCCTTTACCGATCTTATCTATTATTCCTTTAAAACCTGCCTCAGTACCACCACCACCCTCTGCTTTAGGATCCCCCATTGCCTTTACACCATCTACTAAGCTACTACCAACCGATAGCAGACCTTTACCCAACGCTGTACCACCACCAATAAGCTTCTCACCAGCACCTGCTAAGTTTTCAATTACCTCTGCCCCTATCATTTGTGCACCTCTCTGACTTATCGGAGAAAAAGAGTCAGCATATTCGTTGCTAAATGATCGATAATCATCAGTAAAGAAGGGAAAGAAATAAGTACCAAGTTGTTTACCACCCTCGTAAAGACCTCTATAAAATGCAATACCGTCATCAATTCCACTGCCCTCTTTAGATGCCGGTCGTACAGTATTCAGATAACCATTAACAAATTGCTGAAGCTGGTTAGAATCGAGATCATGTGCCGTGCAAATAGCCTGTGGAGCCTCTTCCCTTAAAGGTGAGTTTCTGGGAACTGAGGTCCAGTCATAATTTCTAACTATGTCCGTATCGGCCATAATAATATTTATGTAAGCGTACCTGGGGTATGCATACTATAAGGCGAATTATAAAATTCTACTCTACTATCACCCATTTGTGGACCAGATGGATCTCCTTGTGTCCCAGCAATAGAGTTGCTAGGCGGTGATACACTTACTACGTTACCACCACTACCACCCCCGGTTGGTTTTTTAACTAATGCCTGTGTAAGTTGTACTAGTTGCGCTAAGTACGTATTAGATACTCCTATAGCTTTTAATTGAAGACTTGCTATTCTTCCAGACTGTTCACTTTCATTGCCTTCAGCTGATAAAAATGGATCACTTAATATTTGATTTACAGTTGTATATTGCTTTGGTTGTTCTGAACGACTCGTTAAGCTCTTCAATGCGTCTTGAGTTTTACCAAATAGGCTCTTTACAGTTTTACTGGTATTGCCTAATAATTTATCAACAATACTTTCTGATCTTCCAACCATTTCCCCTATAGGACCACCACGTTTCATTCCCATTACAATATCACTCCGGCTAAATGAAACAGGACGTTTAGCTCCAGGTCTCCAAATAAAGTCATTAAATTCTGGATCTTTTTGATACTCAGGGTTCTTTTTCTTCAAATTAGCCTTTGCCTCTTCATCTCCACCTGCAGCAGCCTGAATTGCTTGTGTTCTATTTTCTGTTAAACCAGGGAAGAATGACATTATCATACGTCCTAGCGGTCTAGCTCCAAAATGATCTGATAACATTCCCCCTATTTTTCTACCAACCCAATCACCGGCCATAAACCCTAAGAAGGTACCGACCGGTCCTAATCCAAATGGTGGAGGACCAGATAACGCCGCTCCTAACGCTGCACCCAACACTACACCACCTAAACCTTCTGCAACACGCTTACCTATATTTTGCTCTAACTCTTCCATTGATGATTCCGGATTCTTAGAAAATTTATTAATATCATAAGCAGCAAAAGCACCTTCAATAGCTGCACCAATAAAAGGTATTCTCTTTAAAACACCCTGTAATGCTTTACTACCACCGCCCTTAATCATATAATTTTTTGCTCCATCCCAGGCCATTTTTAACGGCTTACCTACTAATGCAACTCCTTTCTTAGCTACATTGTAAACAGCGCCCCCCGCTGCCTTCACACCTTGGTATCCGGCTTGTACTCCCTTTACAGCCACATCTTTAACTGTTTTTAGTGCTGTTCCGGTTTTTTGGATCGCTTTACTTCCAAGATCTACAGCTACATCTTTACCTGCTTTTAGTGCTGCTCCAGTTTTTTGTATAGCTTTCCCTCCAAAATCTTTAGCTGCTTGGAATCCCCCTTTGAGCTTACCACCCAGCCAATTTCCAAATCCTCCTCCTTTTTCAGCAACTTTCTGACCGACACTTTTCAAAGCGCCTTTACCGGCTTCAAACGCAGACCTAGTAGCATTACCAATACTTGATAAAGCGCTTGTTAAAGCGCCTTTTGCAGAGCTTAACATACCTTTTGCAGCATTAACTCCACTGCTCAGAGCACCGGTGAATCCTTTCCAAAACCCTGATCCTTTAAACCCTTGCCATAACCCACTAAAGAAATTTCCTACTCCTCTAAAACCAGCTTTAATTGCTCCCCATGCGGCTCGGCCCACACCTTTAAGAGCACCCCATATTTTACCACCAGCCCATTTTACACCTTTCCATATCCACCCACCAAGCATCCTCATTAACCCTCTTCGACCGGCAAACCCACCAATACCTAGTATGCCAAGCATGCCCGATATCCAATCTAGAAGACCCTGACCATCTTCTTCACCTTCTTCCGCCGTTAATCGATCATCACCGCTCTTTTTAACTTGGTCTTTTTTTCTCTTTATAACTGTATCAGGCTTGTCATCCTTGTCATACTTACTCTTTTCCAGAAACCATTGTTTAAAAACAATACTCATCTTATTTTTAAGACGAGACTTTTCAGGAGAAGTTAAATTAGCTTTTACTTTTGGTCCCTTTTTAACACCGTATAAAGATGAATTGGTAACATTTTTACCGATGCTGTCAATAGCATCATAGTCACCTGCTGCTTGAGCCTCTGACTCCTGCATAGCAGCCAGTTTCTCTGTCGCATCAGTTAAAGCAATTATATCATCAGGTCCTGCCACCTAAATATTTAATCGCTCCCTGAAGTATCGAAGAATTCAGCATCAATTGCTAACTCTGTCTCATCAACTGTAAGTATATCAGTATTATACTTATTAATAGTTTCAATAAAATCTGAAATTTTAGAATAGACGCTGAGAGGAAGTTTTTCAACAAGCTTTACACGCTCGTGAATTCGTATATCGTCTAAATCGATTACATCATCATCAACCTGGATTGTATTGATATGCTTGAGTATTTCATAAATGTACAATTTTCCAATACCTTCTTTAAGTAACTCTTGCTCAGTATTAATTTCCTGCTCACACTTATTAAGTAGCATGTTTTCCTCTCGTAAAGTAGGTATCTTAAGTGTCAGTTTTAAAGTATCCTGCTTAATAGTTGATTCATTTTTAACGTTTAGTGGAATATTTTTAATGTTGTTAAGAACGCCCTGTAGTTCAATCTTACCTACTTTATTACCTAGAGCATGCTTTCTTAATGCAACAATAAAAGGAAGCTTATCATATATCTTTAAATCTGATAACCCAGAGTTTTCAATGATAATTTTATTAAGTGTTCTGTTAAAATCTAATGTACCTTTAAGACCGTCAAGTGCAGAAGAGATTAAATCTTTTTGTTGCTTTAAGTTTAAAGGCTTTGTAGGTACCTTCTTTTTTAACGATGGTACAAAAACTTCAATAGTTACGTCATTAAGTTTATCTAATTTATTTAAAAAGGACGAGACATTTTTACTCATACATATATTTAGCTAGCACTTTGATTTTGCAAGTCTTGGTTTTGTTTCTCGACCTCATCTTGATATAATTTATAGTAATCAAAAAGTTCAAGATATGTACAGTTTGTAAGAAATAGTACATCCGGAATCCTTTTGCTTAAGACGAATAACATTTCCCTATAGTCTGTATCACCTATACAGTCAAATAATTTGACGATAAAAGCAACAAGAGATCCATCTAACATGTTAAGTTTGATTTCATCTATCTCCATACTCTCTTTACCGTTATAGACAATCATACTAAAATGCGGTGCATTACTTTTTACAAACTTTTCGATATAGTTAAAGATAGTGTCAGGTAACCTACCGACAACATTTGTGTAGTCTTCTTCAGATAATGAAGACAATATTATCTTTTCATTATCAATTTCCAAACTCTCAATAAGTGAAAAAATAAAATCAGTATCACCAACATAAAACCTTGAGGGGTAGTTTAGAACGCATTTAATTCCCTCAACATCTATTTCCTGTCTTATATCATCAAAAGAGCCAATATTTTTTCTAAAGAGTTGTAAGTCAATATTGACATTACCTTTTTTAGATCCGACAGCAACTTGTTCACCAATACATTTTTCTCTTAAAATAAAGAATGTAAATAATTTTTCTACTACATTTAGACCTTTTGTTACAATAAATGATTCCAGAAATTTAATTATATTAGAGCGAGAAGAGTCATTATACAAAGCCATCTTTCGTAGATCCTTGTATAATATTTCTTTTACTACAACTTCCTTTTTATTAGGAAGGGTAAAGGAGAGATCCATATTATTAATTATAGCGCAAAATAAATTGTCAAGAAGGAGACTGATTTGTATCGATAGGTTCGTAGTTTCTAAATGCAAACGTAATGCTTTTTTCTAAAAACGATTCATTATCATAATCAATTGTATAACCTTCTATGTTAGTAGGAAATACATCAGTAAAAATATAACCTTTACGAATTTCACCTTTGTTATTATATTGTCTTAAAACAACATTAGGACATAGCAGCCCTCTATTTATTAAACCATCAATACCTATTGCTATCATCCACGGTCTAAAAAAGTTATGCTCTAAATCTTCATTTGTATCAAATACATTTACTGTAAGATTTCTATTTAAGAACCCTTGTCTCTTTTCTACACCAAATGCTGGTAAGAATCCACCTTTGTTTATATCTCCTCCTGCTTCAAGAAACTCTGTTGTTTCACCTGGAACAGTTACTTCACGAGCTACCATAGTGTTACCATTAGATACAAACTCCTCTGGTGTATTTTTAACTCTCCACCGCTCACGAGCTTTTGATAATGCCTGGTCGACTTGACCAACTACCGAGCTTGCATTAGAGAATTCTATTTTCCATAGAGATGGTAAAGAGAGATAGAACTTTGGAGGACCACCAACGCTATAGTTACTGAGAAAGTCATATTGTTCTCTTGCCATTAATAATATTTAATCGGCAAACCTGCTAAAGATACAGTTAACTAAAATCTCTGTAGAAGTGGTAAGCGAATGTAGTAGAGAAGTTTAAAATGGCTCCTTCACCTTCAGCAATAGAGTATTCAATGTCTCCAATCTCTCTAATTGATGCTCCAACAAGCTCAATGTTTCTAACATCGTTCAGACCTTTATCAATTTGAACTAAGTTAATTCTTGACTCTTCACCAGGCATACCATATGAACCGAGAGATGTTTCATTATTAAACACTGCTCTTGAAGCTTGCTCCATTTTCGTTCTTAGTTCACAATCTTCATCGTGATAGAACTCAATTGAATAACCTTCAGCGTTAGCATATGTTGACCTTCCAGGTACTTGAAACTGTTGACCGAAATAGTTAACAGTTTGGTTAGTTATGTTTCTTCCTGGTAAGTTTGCAGTCCTAGCGTAAACTAGGTCATCTTCCCCGTTAAAACTAATTCCACCGATTAAGTCTATTTGCCTTACTCGAAATAGAAAGTCACGGGAAAATTGCTTTTCTGCAGCTCTGGTAAAGAAGTTTTGAATAGTTGTTGCCATAATATTATTTATTGTTTAGTTCATTAACCACCGATTAATTCTTCAAAATTAGCATCTGTTCTAGTAGCGTAGAAGTTAACTAATATAAACTCTGCTGTTCTTGTCGGCTTGATGTAAATATCAACTACCAACTCATTAGCATCGATAACTTGCGGAGTGTTGTTTCTTTCATCACAAACAATCAAGTAGTCAAACAGACCTTCATTATTCTTAGCCCTTTCAAAGATCGGGGTAAGTGTGTTAACAATTCTGGTTCTAGTAAACTCTGTATTCTGTTCAAATACGAAGAATCTAGAAACTTTCTTAGTTGGTCTCTCTAAGCTTAAGAACAGCCTTCTAACATTAATTCTGTCGAATGCGCTCGATTTCTTTGAAAGTGTCTTCTGACCAAATATTACTAATCCCTGTGATGGGAATTGTGCTACAGGGTTAATATTAGCTTTATAAAGCTCATCTCTTTGCTTCTGATTTGGATTAACTGCAATATCATTTGCAAATGTTACAAGCCCTCTAGTAAAGCCAGCTGGTGCAAACCATGGGAAGGTTGCTGCATCTGTTCTTGCCATTGTAGCTCCAGCAAAGCCAGAGAATGGAACGTAAACTTGACGTCCTGAGTAGCTATCATAAACTAATGCCCAGTTACCATATACAGTAGCGTAAGATGTATTCTCATTTGCGAACTGATGTCTTATAGGCCAGTAAATGTCAGTTTGGAAGTTTTTATTCTTATCATCTAACACTCTACCACCAGAACCCTGTATGAAGATCTGACGTAATGGATCAGCAATAAAGATACAATCACCTCTACCTCCACCAAGATAAGGCGGTGAGCAGAATTGCTCAAACTTATTAAAGATAGTAGAGTAGTTATTTCTAAGAGTTAAAGCATCTCCAGTAATATCATTAGAAGTTCTTAATCCATTAACAGCCGCAGCAGATGTTGAGGAATATTCATCATAGTACGTTGTACTGTCTGCGCTAGCAATTGCATAGATTGTTCCTAAGCCACCTTCAACAACAACATCAATATCGTAGATGTCATCATTTTTAACACCGTCAAGAGCTCTTTCAAGCTTACTAGGTATATCACCTAATTCCTTACCCTTAACAGTTGCTTCAGTATAAGCACCAAGCCCATATATACTTTCAGCTTTACCTAATGCTGTATCTAGACCTGTATATAAACCTCCGTCGATTCCAGTTTTTGCTACTCCGGCCGCATCAGTATTAGTAGCTAGTTGAGTTGTTAATACTCTAACTCTCTTATTAACATTACCGGCAGCATCTAAGGCATTTGTACCTCTAAGTCTATTAGAGACATAATCATTAACTTTTACAACCACGTTTCGTGACGAATCATCGCGACTCTCAACAAAGAACGGTACATCTAAGCCACCAGCTGGATTAAGCTTTGTTCTATAGTAGTTAATAGATCCTGCTATTCCATCTTCTAACACATAATCAAGCTTAAACGCTTCATTGGCGTAAATTGACTTACGCAGTTTAAATACACCTAAGCTTAACACATCATCGTCATCTCTACCGTCAATCTCAAAATCAGTAAGATTTTCCATTACCTCAGATACTGAATTAGTTGTACCTGTTTGGAAGTTAGCTGATAGTTTAAACACTTGCGTACCAGCTGGTATTGTCGTAAACGTTGGGCTTATACCCGTTGCCGCAGCTGATTGCGTAAGCGTTTTAGTTGTTAAAATATTGTTAAAGTTACTTCCTGGAGTTGTATTAGTATTATCAGCAAGTCCAACATAATAACCTTCAAACTGGTTATTGATAGTTGAAGTCGACTTGTTTAATATCACCGCTCCAGCTGCACCTGCATTAGCAATAGTAGCAAACGAATCTTTAGCACCTGCTGTCGCAGACCATGTAAACGCTGTATCTTCTAAAGCGCTAAGATATTGTGATTCAGTAAGTTCTATGTGAGTAGGTTGACCTAACACATATACCGCTGAAGCTGTATCTAAGTTAGTTGAAATTTGCTGTATAGATTGTGCAGATAAAGTAAATGTATCACCAGCAGAATCAAAACCACCGATTACTGAAGGTTTAACAACACCAACAGTATTAAGCGTAGCAAATCCAGTAAGAACGATGTTTAAGTTACCGTAAGAAGGTCCTATAGTGTTGTTAAAACTATATGTATCACCGGCAGATTTTTTACTATTGATCTTAGAGGTAATTTCTTGATAAATCGATTTAACTGTATTACCACCGGTGGGACTCGCGCATAACAATACAGCATTTGTAGTACCGCCATCACTTCGGCTAACTGATGATGTTCTAGCAAACTGAGTACCAAATCCCCATATTAGAGAGCTTAGTACACCGCTACCAGATTGAATTTGAAGCTCAACACCTGAAAGAGCATCCGTATAATTAAGTTTATTCCAGTTTCCAAAGTTTAAGCTGTACGCACTTACTGTTCCGGATGTAGTGTTACCAGTAACGTTACGTACTGGATATACTAAAGCTGAATATTTAGATCCAAACCCATCTCCAGTACCATGACCATATGGCAATCTACTAGCATATACATTAGATGGTGAATTTAACAACTCGTTTAAAGTGTAGTAAAAGTACCGTTCTGCTGAGTTAGTAGGAGGACCAAATATATTGTTTAGCTCTTGTTTAGTTGTAATCTTAAGAACTTCATCTAGAGGCCCTTGCTGTGCAAAACCTGTAACATATACATTAGTTCCGACATTTAACGGGGCGGTGAGTGAAAGATCAGATTCTCTAATTTCTACTCCGGGAGAGTTAATCGTACGCTGTGCCATAAAATTATTTATCTATTTCATGACAATTATATTCAAAAATCCATAACTTCAGTATGTAATTGTGAATAAACGAAGGTAAACCCGGATGTAATCTCATCCGCCGTTTGGTAGTTATAGTCTATCTTATCAACAGTGGTAGGAAATGCCTTTGTATAGGTAAATTTTATTCTATTATTATTAAATTCATCTTTACCATAAATGGTTAAATTTGTCTGATAGTCTTTAAAATTTTCATCTGGATCAGCAGCGTTTATTTCCCGGGCGTTGTATGTACCGGTATATTGGTCGTGTAATAAGTTAAGCCATTGATATATTACCCAGTAGTTTTTATATTCATTATCAACTTTAAACTGAACACTAACAGGTGGATAGGGATTCTTACTATGGGATGTAACATATAGCGTGCTTCCTGCGTATCTTGTTTCTGTAGCTGGTACTGTAATTTCAGGTACAGCTGTACCGAATATAGAAAATTGTACCGAGTCACTAATAATAGACGTATTATCTTGATTAAATTTCTTATTAAACTCTCTTAGTATAGGGGGTATATCAAAAACAAGTAAGAACTTATCAGCTCTTGACTTGTTGAGCATGGATTGCTGCATGGTGTTATAGGCCATATAATATATTTATCTCTTAACACTCTCACCAGTCCAGTTGGGAGGTGGTTTTTCACCTAATAACTGATATCCAAATGTTTGTAATTCATCCATATCTGATATAACCTCATCGCCCATCCCCCATACAAGAGCATTCATTTCATGATTATACCCACCTACTATTTCATTATCTAGATATATAGAGGTTGGATCTTCAAAATATTGTACACCAAAGTCCATAGGCTCTATAACAGAAGGTTTACCCATATCATCAACTTCTACGATTTCAAAAAATCTTTCTGTTATTTCTTTCTCTAATATAAAGAGACCATATAACATAGCCATTACTCTATCATCATGAAAACCACCACGCGCTTTCCAAGTACCGTTTGGATACCTTACAAAATTTCTTAACTCAGCTACAGTTTCTTCTTCATTAATGTTGACGACTCTTATCTCGTTCATGAAGTATCTCATGTTGAGGACTCCCTTATACTTAGTATTGGTGTGAGCTATCATACCCCTCATAACATTACGGCGGTGTGCATTAGCATTACCATATGATACTATTTTTTCATATCCTAAATCTACTGCTAACCTATCCACTACCTGCGCTCCACAATTGTTTCTCTCTATGAGAGCTAAGGGAGACCCCCAGTTACGTAAAATCTTATATAATCTATTAGTAAATTCCAACGGTGGTATCTTATTGTTTCTATATACTGCTACTTGTTTTATTTCTTTTATATCTGTTATATCTAATATTTGAATAACGGAAGAATCAACACCTACACCTTCTGATATATCTACCCCCGCGACATAAAGTTTAGATTCATCAGGCTCTTCCCACAGCTTATAGTGACCCTCATCTAGAATAATTTTAGGGTCAGATACCTTTGACATCATTTCTTCAAATAATTCATCATCTAATGTTGATTCGCCAGAATGTATAAACTCGCATTCAAATTCCTGTAACCAAGCATCAGCAGAACCAATAGCTGTTTTAGTAGCTTGAGCCCAAGCTTCATCACGACCTGGTATCTCGCTCCATTTTATCTTATCATGTGCCCATCCATTCTCACCTTCTATAGCTCCGTGATATAATTTATAAAACAAATTATCAGTACCATTAGCTGTGGAGCATACAAATACTTTAGATTTTTTAGAAGAAGTAATAATTGGGAAGACCGACTTCCAAAACTCTTCTACTAAATGCGGCTCAATAAAAGCCATCTCATCAATAACAAGACAGTTAACAGATTGTCCTCGAGCAGCAGTACCGGTAGTAGTTGTGATACCTATTCTACTACCATTCTCTAACGTCATAGAAGTTTTAGCATACTCCTTCACCGGTGGTTTTAACCAGTTAGGTAACTCTTCATAAGCCATCCTCACTCTTTGAAAGATTTCAATAGCAGTTGCCTCTTTGTTTGCCACTAATAGGATACGCTGATCATTATTAAAACATGCTTGCCATAAAATGTATATGGTCATCATTGTCGATTTACCAATCTGTCTAGAAGCTAACAAACAAAAGAATCGATTATCTCTCATCTTTCTTAATGCTCTTTTTTGAGGCTTATACAACTGTATATTTTCTTTACCTCTATCTAAGTTAACAATATGAAAGAAGTTCTCAGCAAAATATAGTATATTACTACTAGCCTTTTTAAGGTTCTTTACCTGCTCTTTAGTGTATTCACCCTTCCAGTTAACGTTGGGTAAGTTCTTATTACCCATATAAAACATATTATCCTGTCTAGCCACAGAAATATTTAATGCATAGCATAAATAATTACATGTCAAAAAGTAAAGACTGGATATCATTAGGTGAAGCATACAAAGATGTCTTCAAGAATGTAGTTGTTAACGAAGATGTGCCTGCAGGTACGGTTGGAGAAGCTCCACTTGAAACCGGAGGTCCACAAAAAGAAGGCGGTTTCAGAGAGCCTCTAGTTGACATTACAAAGATGTCAGAAAAGGACAAGAAAGACAACATCTACAATATTAAAGGTTATACATACGGTGATGGTAATAATCCTGGTAATACTGATCAACCAGATCCAACAGGCCCGGAATATAATCAAGTGCCTTATTCAGGTATAGTAGGACCTGAAGAAGATGAAGAAGAAAAAGGCAAAAGGCCAGACTATCCGGATGTTGACGATGATGGCGATACAGATGAGTCTATGGAGAAAGCCCTCAAGGATAAGAAAAAGGGTAAAAAACATGATAATGATGAAGAAGATGAAGAATTTTTGGAAGAACACGAGAAAATTGCACGCGCTGGCCTAAATAATTTTATGAGCAAATCCGTATTTGATAAACTTTATAATAAGGTAATGGTTAGCGAGAGCTTTGGCGAAGATGCTGAAGATGTAACTGAACTTGAGGCTTTAGGAATTGAAACTGAAACTGACTTTGATGTTGAAGATGAAGTTCCAGAAGAGATCACAGTTTCCATTCCTGGTGAACTAGCACAAAGTCTTTGTGACATTCTACAAACTGCCTTAGCACAACAAGAAACTGAAGTTGAAGTTGATGTTGATGTTACAGATGTTACTGACACAGAATTTGAAGAGGACGCTGAAACAGCTAGACAGAAAACATATGGTGGTAACAAAGGAGATCATCCTCGTAGGTTTAATAAAAAGACCGGTCGTAAGAGTGAAGTTAGAGATTATGAAGAGGATGAAGAGGCAGCAATGAAAGACGGTGGAGGTTATGGCTTAGATGCTGGTTCTACTCTCAAGCATGAAGTTAACTATGGCCATGGTGGTAAGAACAAAGTTAGTAACTTAAGACCAACTGGTGCTGCTAAGATGAAAGACGGTGGAGGTTACGGCTTAGATGCTGGTTCTACTCTCAACCATACTGTTAATGATGGTAAAGGTGGGAAAAACAAGGTAGGTAAGTTACCAGTAGGTAGAAACGCTTTCGAAGGTTAATCGCTCAAAAATTAAACAATAATAAAAAGCCCGTTGAGTACCCCTCTTCGGGCTTTTTTAATAAATATAATTGTGAGGTTCTACAATAACACACTCAATCAAAAGTTTTGGTCGGAGGATAATAAATTCGACCCTGACATAAGAAAGAAGCTTTTAGCTATAACTGATGATTTTGTTGAGAGTTTAGATCTTCAAGGAGTGGATATACATGATATTACCTTAACTGGTAGTAATAGTAATTACAATTACAATGAGCACTCTGATCTCGATGTACATGTATTAATTGACTTTAAAGATATTAATGAGGATGAAGATTTAGTTAAGAGATCTCTCGATGGTCCTCGGTTTGTATGGAATCTTAGACATAATGTAAATCTTAAAGGTCATGATGTTGAAATGTATATGCAAGATAAAGATGAGCCGCATGTCGCTTCTGGTCTTTATTCGTTAAAAGATGATAAATGGATTACTGAACCATCTTTTGATCCACCATCAATAGATGTTAATGATGTATTTAAAAAAGCTAAAGCTATTGAAACGGAGATAGAGATTTTAAAGGAAGAGTTAAGTAGAGCTGATGGCGATGAAGCTAAGAAATTACATGAGTGTGGTAAGGAATTAAAAGATAAAATATCAAAGATGCGAAAGCGTGGATTAGCTCGTGAAGGTGAATTTAGTATTGAAAATTTAGCATTCAAAGTGTTACGTAATACAGAAGCTATCGGTGATCTTATAGATTTAATATCATCATCGTATGATAAAATTTATACTGAAAGATTTAAAACTTTCTCTGAATATTTTCAAGGAGATCCTATCATGAATCCTCATATGAGAAATGGTAAAAATGTTAATAGAGTTGGATTATCAAAAAAGCATCTGAATACTTTACCAAAGCAGTACCAGCATAAATGTCCACATGTATCAAATCTCGTTAATGGATCTGCTAGTCAAATTAAATTAATGGGTCGACCACTACTAGACACTCTTGCAGCTTATGCTGTCGACTATAAGCCAGGTGTAACAAATACCCTAGGTAACTCTGGTGTAGAAGTACAAATGTTTGAAGATAACGAAGGAACCCCATGTGGAATGTTAAAGAAGAAGTAAAATGCCATCAACGCCTCCATGTAATCAAAATAGATTAAACTGCCTTCCAGAGGAAGTTTTAGCAGCAACTGCTATACCTTCTTGTGGTCAGCTTGTTAGTCCATATAACTTACAAGCAGAGCAGTTAGTATTTGATCAGGCATTTAACGATTTAATTAACAACTTTGGCATACCGGTAGATTACTACATTAACACTTTTAATCTCTCTGCTGCTGATTTATTATATGGTGAAGACTTTGGTAACGAAACTAACAGAAGACAATTCCAAGGCCCGTTATCAGGTATGCAAATGTACGTTGAGCTATCTGATGACGCTATTAATCTATCTAAGTTTGGTTTTGATCCTGATGATGAGTTTACAGCCTTTGTGCATATAAGCTCTTTCCAATCTACAGCATCAGCATATTTTGATTATACAGCTGTTGCTCAAGCAATTGAACCAAAAGCGGGTGATGTAATTGACCTTAAAGTGTTGGGATGTGATAGACCAAATCAAAGAGGTTCAGTTATGTTTCAGGTAACAGAGAGAATGGATCAAGACTTAGCTGTATTGAACCCTGTACTCGGTCATTACATTTATAGACTTAGAGGTAAGAGATTTAATTACTCGTTTGAATCAGGGCTATCAAGCGAACCTGTTAATGAGCAAGTCTATGATAGTACAAAGAGTGGTATACTATCTACTGATCTCTTTGACCAGTCAGCATCTGAAGGTAAGACTTATCCTAATGAGCACGATCCTTATGATATTAACGATGTATCAAAGACACAAGTAATGGATATGGATGTCAATGATACAGACATCTATGGCTCGTATTATTAGCCAACAGCCTTAATAATAGCTTGTACATCGTGTAACTCATCCACACTATCATAAGGGCATTGATGAATGACACCCTGGAAGTCATAATCGTAAAGATATGAATCAACTGTACCTTCATCACGCGCTACCTTAGGTACAATGTTAGTATGCATTTCATATCCAAATACTTTAGGCTGTGTATTAACCCACACAACAACAGATGGTAATTGAAGCGGTACAGCAGCATGCTGTAGAGATGAATCAATAAACAATCTCTTCTCAGCGTGAGCAATCATAGCAAAGAGAGGCTTTTTACCAATTGTTTTATCAAAGCGATGACAGTTATTCAACCTCGGATGAAATTCATAACATATATGCACAATGTTATATTTCTCAGCTAAACCATCAACTACTTCCTGTGCTTGAGAAGGGTGCATATCTCTTGTCCATGAGTAAGGGTGTTGCTGATGATCTGGACCAGGTCCGCCAAATGGTTGAAATGCTAATAAAGGTCTGTTATCACCAGCAAACTGACTCATATAAGCTCGAGCTTCTTCTATCTCTCTAAAATTAAAATTTAGATTAGGCTTTTCTCCATTATACTTTGTACCAATCATATCACACCATGTCTTAATTAAGTGTGACTTTTTCGTAATATGACTAGTTTGCTTATATGGATCTTGAGCAAATATTTTAACATCTTTACCCTTAATAACGTCTTGATAAAAATAAGGCGTGTTACCAATTCTATAGAATCTAGCAATGTCCTTATTCTTAACCCATACTTCAGGCCAAGCAGAGACAACAATAATCTTTCGCTTAGGATTAGCCTTCTTATACGCTGCTGTTACAGCTGTTGCAGCGACATTTTTACCAATGCCCCCTTCGATGTGAAATACAGTAGTAGCCATATATCATATATAATACGCTACTGTAAAAGATCAATACTATTATGGGCCAAGTGAGATAAGCAAACAGGTACCACAAGCACCATTACGGTAAACCACTCCTGCAACCTTTGGATCTGATATTGGTATACCACATCCACCGGTATCAGCACTAAGCCATAATCTATTTGTATGAAGCATGTGACCAGAAACCGCTGCAATATTAGAACCTAATATTGAAGAATGACAAAAATTGGCCCGGCCTGCTCCGGAAGAGCCGCCCGGACGAGCAGGACCAGCTACCGAACCAATACCACCAACAGTATTACCTGTACCTGCACCAATAAAACTAAAACTAGTACATACGGTACTGGCGTTGCCCCCGGCTATTACCGAGCAACACCCACAGCCATTTATTACATTTGAACTACCACCGCCAATGATGCTATGTGGTCCGCAAATAAAGTGATTTTTACCACCGGCTATTGTACTACCTTCACCTCCCCTTAAAATAGCATTGCAAAAACCACCAACAATTGCAGCCTGATTTGTCGTCGTGCAGTGAGCATTACCACCACCTATGAATGAGCAATTACCTGCAGCAGATAATTGATTTCCACCCACTACTGTTGAATAGCTGTTACGTGCTGTATTAACGCAACCACCGACAATACTAGCAAATGTTCCGTGGGTTGTATTTTTTGCACCACCTACAATCACACTAGATGTTCCACATGCACAGTTACAAACACCACCACCTGTAAATGCGCTTGCTGCAACCACGTTTGAATAACCACCAACTATTACTCCGTTTCTAGCATCCCCCGTAGTAGTGTTTTTACTACCACCGACAATTACTGTTTGCTTACCACATGCGACTTTATTGTTTTGACCGCCTCCAATAAAGTTACCAGTACCATTGGCAGAGTATGTATCGTTTTTACAACCACCTACAATTGTATCAAAATTATTATGAGCAGATAAAGAATAACCACCGCCAACAAATGCACAAGCACCGCAACTGACTTGGTTTTGAGCTCCACCAACGATTGCTCCATACGCTGCACTGTCTATACTATTGCTTTCACCGCCTCCAATAGTTGCATAACAAACACAGGCAATATTATCTTTACCACCCCCAACGGTCGCTCCGGAAGCTGGCGCGCAGTTACCTCTACCTCCGGCTATAGTGGAGACACAACCGGTAGACCTATTACTTTTACCCCCACCCACAGTAGAATGACAACAGCCGCATGCGGTGTTTGATTCACCTCCTCCTACTGTTCCGTAGTTAGATACGGAGTTGCAAAGTCCCCCTCCGATAGTTCCAAAACAATCTTGTGAATCATGATTACATCCACCACCTATAGCTCCAAATTTTCCACATGAACTATTGCTAACACCACCAGCAATAGTTGCAAAATCACCCTGCGCACTATTATTAGAACCACCACCAACAAATGTACCTTTACAAGCAGCGCAATTATTATGACCCCCAACAACAACACTACCCGCATCTGTTGCATCATTACCGCAACCACCACCAACAAACGAACTTAAGCCTGAGGATATATTTGACATTCCGCCTACAACTACCGACCCACAATTACCAGAAGCAGCGTTAGCATTACCTGCACCAATAAAAGCACTTAACCCGGTCGCGCAATTATTACCTCCAGCTACTACACCTGCATAATCACCTGCTGTAGTTGTTTGATTGCTATAACCGCCTACGACAGAATAATCTCCAGCAGCAGTGTTTTTAAGACCTCCGGGTATTGAGCTATAATTACCTGTAGATGTATTACAGCATCCACCAGGAATAGTACTACCATCAGCTGAAGCAATATTACAAAAACCACCACCAATAGTAGCGTAAACATCACTTGCGGCATTATCATCACCACCAGCAACTGTAGCGTAATTACCGCTAGCACAGTTTTGTCTACCACCCCCTACGGTGCTGTTTATAGCGCTTGCTACATTAGTTCCACCACCACCAACTGTACTACAAGTTGCTATAGCGCAGTTGGCTGTACCACCTGCAACAGTACCGTGATTAGCTGTAGCGCAGTTACTCTGACCACCTCCAATTACTGTATATGTAGTAGTGGTGCAGTTAGCGCAACCACCACCAATATTACTACATGTACCTGAAGCACAGTTATTACAACCACCAACGACAGAAGAGTTAGAACCTACAGCGATAGCAGCTCCTGCTGCAACAACAAGACTACCGCTAGCACTTAGGTTACCTTTTATAGATTGATTTGTTTGAAAGAAACTATTAGCCAGTGGAGTTGCTAAAGGTTTATCTTGCGCTGTACCATACTTTGCTCCAGACAGGTAATTTGCGATCGAACTCAGTGATGCGCGCCGAGTTTGTGCTTCATCGACTAATGCGACTTCTTCAGTTCCAGTATATGGTATGATGCCTTCGTTGAGCTCAGTAATCTTTTTACCCATATGTATATTTATTTACTTCGGCGCTTTTAACCTGCAACAAATAGCAATAACTATTGCAAAAACACCAGAGAACAATAAATGCCTCTTAAATCCATCAACGGATGCACAGAGACCTTTAAAGTCAACTGCTTTACTTCCCCCATTTTGAATAGAATCTAACGAAAGCTTCATTTCTTCTGCGCAAGTATAACCTCTAACAACAAAAGCTAATATAATAGCCGATAGTATGTATACTAGGTATCTAGGTTTCATTTTTTGAGAACCTTTTCAGGATTATCTGCGAATTTTTTACCTAGTTTAACAATACCAGCAATTACTTCAGGTGAGATGACACCGATAATACCATATGTAACAGCTTTATAGAGGGAAGATATATCTGTTTGCTCTAAGATAAACCATGCAATGCCAGCAGAGAGGCCTGCTGTAAATATCTTTTTAAGTTGTTGCCACCATGTGTAATTATTTTCACCTGACAATAAACGGGCGAGCATTGCGCCGGCACCGATTAAAGGTACGACCCAGCCTCCTTGGAGGAACTCTTTCAGTAGGGATTTTTCCGGCTCCATGTTAATATATTTATAGACAAAACTACGTAGATCTATAGAGTTGTACAAATATTATTGATTTTATGATAATGTATGTATAATAAGAGGTAGTGAAGATAAAATTTGATGAAGCGTCTCATACCTATACGCATAAAGATACTGGTGAAAAATTTATATCGGTAACAACTTTACTCGGTAAGTACAAGCAACCCTTTGATAGAGATGGTCACTCGAAGCGAGTAGCAGATAGAGAAGGTGTATCACAGGAGTTAGTATTAGAGATGTGGGAAAAGGAAAAGGTTAGAGCCTGTACTCGTGGTACTAACATTCATAAGATTTTAGAGGATTATATTAGTTACGGTGATGTAGAAGATAATTATGGGTGGTTATGTAAGTCGTATGATAAGGCTGCAGAACGCTCAATTGATTCATTTAGTACTGTGCTGTGTGAGAATTTATTGTATAATGAAGACCACTGTATAGCTGGAACTGCTGATCTAATATATGAACATAAGCATGAGTTTACGATTGGTGATTTTAAAACTAATAAGAGATTTAGATTTAGTTCTCCATATTCAGAACGTTTAAAAGACCCTGTAAGCCATCTTCATAACTGTGAGTTTAATCTATATGGTTTACAGTTATCTCTTTATGCTTATCTGTATGAAAAAATGTCCGGAAAGAGATGTAGAAAATGTGTTATCTTTTATCTAAAAGATGATAGGTTTTTATCTTATCATGTAAACTACATGAAAGCAGAAGTAGAAGCTCTTTTAGCTAGTATGAAGTAAAGCAGAGCAAAAGTCCCAGTTAACAATATCAAAGAAGTTCTGCAACCATTCTTGTCTTTTTGGTCCATACATAAGGTAGTAGCTATGCTCCCATACATCTACTCCTAAAACTGGCTTACCTAAGTCAAACATTAACGGGTTATCTTGATTTGGTGTCCTTACTAAATCCAATCTACCATTCTTTTCTACTAACCAACCCCATCCGGATCCAAACTGACCCTTAGCATTTTCAATAAATTCTTTTTTAAACTTTCCGAAAGTACCAAACCGTTTTAATATTCTATCTTTAATCTCACCTGTAAAGTCACTACCACCAGGTTTCATCATATTAAAAAACAACTGATGGTTATATGCTCCTCCAGCGTTGTCTTTTATATGGTCGTTATAGCTCTTAATATCTTTAACTAGTTCTACAAGAGGTGGCTTCTTTCTATTAACCATAGCTGCATTTAATTTTTTAACATATCCTTTATAATGGTCGTTGTAGTGAAAATCAGTTGTCTGTCTGTTTACTACAGGCTCTAATGCACTTAGTGAGTATGGTAAATTGATAGGTTTATATGAACCAACTTTTTCTAAAATTATGCTTACTTCAGTTGAAAATGACATTTATTATATTTAATAAATAAATAGCGATATGAAACGAAGTTCTGTTCTAAAAAAATTTGATAAGGAAATAGAAAACTTATGGGATACACTCTACAAGGCTAAAGATATATTAGAGAGTACTGATGATTATGAGCTTTCAGAGTTGGGAGGAAGGTTCTTAGATCAAATGGCCGAATCACTGGAAGAAGGAGATATATCTATAGAAGATATTAGAGATCAAATATCAGGTTGATTTAATAGAAAGCCACATATAATATAAGTGGCATGCGTATAGAGACAGAGCTAAAATACGATTTTGATGATGTTCTTATTCGACCTAAAAGATCGACATTAACATCTCGAAAAGAGGTTGATTTAACTAGAACGTTTAGATTTAAATACGGTGGTTCATATCACGGTATACCAATTATGGCTGCTAACATGGACGGTGTCGGCACGTTAGAGGTAGGAAGAACCTTAAGTGAATTAGATCTCTTTACTTGTTATAAAAAGGATATTGATGAAAAGGAGCTTATTGAAGAGCTTAAAGACAATCATGGTAAACATGTAGCTGTAACTGTAGGTAGAAACGAGAACGATTACGAGAGACTATCTCGTATTAATAAGCAGGCTCCAGTTCGTAATATTTGTATTGATGTAGCAAATGGCTATACACAAGCACTTGTTGATTTTGTAAAGGTAGTAAGAAGAACGTTTCCACAGAGGACAATTATAGCGGGTAATGTAGTAACAGGTGAAATGGTTGAAGAGCTACTTCTAGCTGGAGCAGATATTATTAAAGTTGGTATTGGATCAGGAAGTGTTTGTACTACTCGACTTAAGACAGGAGTTGGTTATCCTCAGTTTAGTTGTATTGCTGAATGTGCTGATGCTGCTCATGGATTAGATGGCCATATTATTGCTGATGGGGGATGTACAACGCCTGGTGATGTAGCTAAAGCATTTGGTGCTGGTGCTGATTTTGTAATGCTTGGATCGATGTTAGCTGGTTCAACAGAAGGAGGCGGTGAAAAGATTACTATCGATGATAAAGAGTATGTTGAGTTCTATGGAATGAGCAGTAAGAAGGCTAACGAAAAGCATAACGGAGGCTTAAAGGACTATAGAACTTCAGAAGGACGTAGAGTAGTTCTACCGTACAAAGGGTCTATGCGTTATATTGTTCAAGATATTTTAGGAGGTATTAGAAGTACATGTACATATGTAGGAGCTGCTAAGCTAAAGCATTTAAGTAAGTGCGCTACGTTTGTTAGATGTACGAAGACGCATAGTAAAATATATGAGCCAAACACATTAGAGATTTAAAAATGAGTAAAAAAATTGTAATATTAGGAAACGGATACGTAGGAAAGAATCTATATGATAGATTGCTCTTTCCTGGACCAGAAAAAAAGAGCTACGATGTAAAAATCGAAAAGAGAAAGCTGTTAAACTATAACGACATTAAATGTCTTGAAATATATCTAGATAAAGAGAAGCCTGATTATGTTATTAACTGCTCAGGGTTTACTGGAAGACCTAATGTTGATGAAGGTGAGCTTAAAAAAGAGCTTTGCTTTGAGCTGAATACATTTGGACCGTTGAGGGTAAGTAATCTATGCAAGACAAAGAACATTAATTATATTCATATTTCATCAGGGTGCATTTATACAGGTTATGATAAGCCTTGGGAAGAAGATGATGAACCTAATTTTGGTTTGTTTGATGAGGACTCTTCCACATACTCAAAGAGTAAGCATGCATTTGAATTAGGATGCGATTGGGGATTAATACTGAGAGTTAGAATGCCATTCTGTGATATACTTCATGAGAGATCTTTCATTACTAAGATATATAAGTACGATAATTTAATTGATAAAGTCAACTCTAAGACGTATATTCCACAGCTTCTCGATTTTATTGAGCATTTTGTTAGTAGAGGATACGAAGCTAAAGAAAAAGATATCTTAAATTTTGTTAACCCAGAGCCTCTCTCTACTAAGAAGGTAACAAAGTTAATGGATGACTTTGATGTTACTAATCCTAACTGGGAGTGGGTTAATTTTGAAGATCTTGAAACAACAGCCAATAGATCTAACTGCGTGATGTCAACTAATAAGTTAGAAAACGAATACGGATTCGAGATATGGGATGAAAAAGTTGCACTTGAGAGCGCGCTGAATAATATAATAACGGTATGAGTAAAGAAATTTTAGGATTCACTGCAGGTAACTTTGATCTGCTTCATCCAGGTTACATTAGATGTTTTAGAGAAGCTAAGAGACATTGTGATAAATTTATTGTCTTTCTCCAAAAGGATCCTTCTTTACATAGAAAGAGTAAATATAAACCTGTAATATCTCTATACAATAGATATGAAGCGTTAATGGCTATTAGATATATTGACGATGTCTATACGTATCAAACAGAAGAAGAGCTTTATAATTTAATTAAATTTTGGAAGCCTGATATTCGTATTTTAGGAGAAGATTATATCGAAAAAGAATCCTTTACAGGAGATGATTTACCTCCTAAGGTAATCTACACTACCCGCTCTCATGGCTGGTCTACTACACGGTTAAAAGATCTTATCACTAAACAAACTATCAAGCAGAATCCAGACGTTTTTAAGAAATGAGTACATATGTTGTAACCGGAGGGTGTGGCTTCATTGGGTCATACGTAATTAAGGAGCTTCTCAAAAGTAAAGATAAAGATCTCTTTATATATAATATCGATAAGATGGGCATCGGCTCTTCAGAAGAAAATATTGTAGAAGATAAACGCGTTGAAAATCATTTTATGGATATTGCTAATGGTGATGCGTGGAGATTACATATGTCTGATCCTCTAGAT